ATAAAAAACAGCTTTATAGAGTATATATAAAAAATGATATTAATTTTGAAGAAAGTTTAAGAGATTTTACAGAAAAAGAAAAAGAAGAAATTATGGAATTATATACTAAATTTAATTATCCAATTCCAGAAATCTTTTCCGAACCGATCGTATCTATATTAAATGGAGAGGATTTTCCAGAAATATATTTCGAGAACGAAGATTTTTTAATACTAAAATTATTTAATGGTAAAAAATTGACAATTGATGAAATATTTACAAAAAAACATATCGTATTGGATAAGTTTATTAAATATCAGATACCAAATTTTTTAATTGGGTTAACGATGGAAAATTTTATACTAACGAAAAAAAATGAAATAAAATATAATAGTATCGGTATCTATACGAATTGCCCATATGATGATATTTTTTATATTTTTAATAAACCTAATCAACTAATTTTTTTAAAAGGTTACGATAAATTTATTAATTTTCATCCAGAATTTGCTCAATATTTAATTGGAACCGAATTAAATTCTTTAAATATTATAAATATGGAAATAGAATGAAAAATAATAATGATTTTTTGACTTTATTTGAAAAAAGAATTTCGGAATATACAAAAGCCCCTTTTGTAATATTAACTGATAGTTGTACGAATGCCTTATTTTTATGTTTAAAATATTTAAATATTAAAGAAAAAAATATAATTATTCCAAAAAGAACATATATAAGCGTACCACAGAGTATTTATCATGCCGGAAATAAACCTATTTTTAAAAATATTAAATGGTATGGAAAATACCAACTAGGGAATTTACCAATTTGGGATTGTGCTGTTAATTTTAAACCAAATATGTACGAATCTAATCAGTTCATGTGTTTAAGTTTTCAACAGAAAAAAGCCATTGGTATTGGTAAAGGTGGAGCAATACTCACCGATAATAAAAAAGCGTATAAGATTTTGAAAAGAATGGCTCATGATGGAAGAGATAGTGGAATTCCAGTAAAAGATGATAGAAATATAATTCTTGGTTATCATATGAATATGATACCTGACGATGCAGCAAAAGGTATCTTATTATTAAATCAATATAATTTTAATAATAAAGATATTAAAAATTATAAAGATTATCCAAAAATAAATAAAATATTTAGCAAAAATATATTTTAATAAATCAACGACAGGAAAATAGCTATAGAAATTAATCTATAGCTATTTTGATCCTGTCGTTGGTTCAACGACCTTTTTTAAATCCATTCTATCTGTTTTTCGACGGTGCTTATTCAAATGATTTAAATAAATATTTACTTCATGTACGTCCAATTCATATTCACTTATATTTTTCTGATCGGTAATTCTGTTTTTTTCGGAAATATGGTTATATTTCCGAAATATAAATATAATTAGAAAAATAATTAATATAGCTATTATTAAATACCAGCCAATATTAAAAATAATTTTAATATTTTCACAAAACATAGAATTCATTTCTTCGCCTTTAATAACGCTTAATAACGTATTATAATTTTTATTACCATTTTGTTATTTTTTAAAACCATCGCATATTAAATTCCATTTGCATTTAACGCAATCTAAATTTTTATAATATTGGGTTTTTCTTTTTTGTAATAAATCTTTTTTAATATTATCTATATTAAATTTTACAAAATCTTTTGCATTTTCTTTCAATATATCATTTTTGTAAATAAAAAAAGGGTTCCAATCATTAGTAAAATACTGATCTAAATAATTATATAAATATTTATGATATTTTTCAGGAAGATAACAATATTCAAAATATCTTATATTTAAATCTATTTTAGCTTCGATAATTTTATCCATAGTATTTGTAATTAGATTTATATTTTGATGTATTATTTTCTGCGATTTTTCCCCAATTATTTTAGCATCCTGCCATTCATTAATTGGTAAAAGATTTATTTGGTTAATATTAATTAAATAAAATGAATGTTGATTTAAAAAATCTTCTATTATATCATCCAATTCAAAAATACTTTTATTATTTATAATAATATTTAATCTTGTTTTAACCGGTTTTGGATAATTGTTTATAACTCTTAAATTACCAAATATGGTTTCGTAAGCATTATCTAATTTAACTATATTATTATGTGTTTCTCTAAATCCATGAATACTAAACATAATCTCGTCTATGCCTCTATTAAGAATATTATACAATTCTTTATGTGTTAAATATCCATTGGTAATTACAGAAACTATTAAACCCAATGATTTAGCATAACTAACGCATTCTAAAAAATTTGGGTGGAGTGTGCTTTCGCCTCCACTGAATTCGATACTTTTAAAATTAAATTCATAAGCTTTATTAATTTGATTAATAATATCTTCTTTTGGTATAAAATCATCGTTAACTTTTGAGATATAATAACAATAATTACATTTAGCATTGCATTTAAAACCAGTATCTATTTTTAAACGAGAACTGTATTTAGATTTATAATCTCCATACAATTCTTCCAATTTTTCGAAATTTAATTTTAAAATATTACCTTCTTCTATTTTATCTATAATTTTATTAGATGTTTTATATTCCTGTGCTTCCAAAACCACCTTCTCCCCGTTCAGTATTTTTTTCAGTTTCGAATTCTTCTTTCGTTAATGTTTTAAAATAAACTCTTGGTATCTCCTCTAGAATAGCTTGAGCAATTCTAGATCCAGCCTCTTTTGGCAATAATTCTGTTGGTACTGTACTTGGAACTACTAACTTCACCATTATTTCCCCTCTATAATCACTGTCTATAATTCCAACTGTATTTGCTAATCCCATTTGAAATTTAAAACCTAAACCAGAACGAGGATAAATTTTTAAAACGTATTTGCTACTAAAAGAAGTATATAATCCTGTACCAACAGTAGCAACATGATAATCCTGATATGTTTTCCAAATAATTTCTTCTTTTGCTTCTATATCGAAAGCCGCACTACCTTCAGTACCGTATTTTGGATAATTTCCAGTTTCGGAATATATTTTAATTACTGTATTTTTTCTATCATCTGGAAGCTTTTCCAAATCAGTCGATTCCCAAATATGCATAAAAATCCTTTTTAATTTTTTTATTATGATATCTATATCTAATATTACAAGATAACTATTGATAGTTAACTATTGATACACACACTATGAATAGTTAACTATCAATAGTTATTCGTTTTTTAAAATCTCTAGCTAACAGATTTTAAAATAAACTTAAATTCTATTTCCAAGTCC